CATGCAGACCGCCGCCCGTCACCGAATCGGCCATATCTGAGCCGAGCTTACGATTGGTCACGCCGGAGTCCACATCCGTGCCGCCCGACCAGTCACCCAGAGGATTGACCTCGGCGGTGGGATACATCTTTTGCAGTTCCTCTGTGGGCGCATTACTCTGGCAGAGGATCAGCCTTGCTTCGTCAATAATGTACTTCCCATCCGAGGGATAAGTGTGATACACACTTTTTGCGATCTCGCAGAGAATTTTCTGCTCCTCCGTGACTGGCATCCCTTTGAAGATGCCATTGTCACCGCAACGGATTCCTTCTGCCTGGTTATTGGCAAGGCGTCCGTCCTGCGGCACTTCCACATAATCCAGGTGCAGATTCCCGCCGATACGCTTCACAATGGCATCCACCTCATCCAGCGGGATGTGTACGGAACTCTCCGCGATGATGTGGCAGACACCGTGGCCGATGAGAACCTCCACAGCAATCCTGGGATTTTCTTCTTTTCTGTACGCCGCATCCACCAGAGCGCCGGCGATACGGTCCGCCACCTTATCCGGGTGGCACGGATTTACTTTTTCAAACATAGGTTTCACCCCTTCCTTGCGCGGAGCAGGCGCTCCATCAGATCGTCCTGGGGGCTTGCGCCGTCATATTCCACGGAGCAGTTCTCCCGCACGATCTGGTAGATTTGGAACCAGTCCGCATTGACCTGTTTCTTGTAATCGCGGCTCATGGACACATAAGGCGATGCTATGGCGTTCCCCGTGGTGGGATGCTTTGCCAGGTATCCGAACTCGGATATGGCCTCCTCACATTGAATCCATCGCGCCACGCTCATCGCATACTGCTCGATCAGCTGGTTGTTTACTAACATTTCACAGCCGCGGGCTTTGAGCCACAGCCACGTCTCTCTGAAAATCTCCTCGGCACACAGGTCGCTGCCGTTTTTCTGTTTTGCTTTGAGATAGTCCCTGACGGGAGGAACATCCTCGCCCTGGATATCCGCAGGCTCCGGCAGATCATCCGGCATCACCAGCGTTCCCTTTGCCGTGCCGTCTTGTATCTTGTCCACGAGCGGTTTCCTTTTTGGACCTGTTCCCGGTCTGGGACCGCCCCTGTTGGTACCGTCTTTTGCCACATTCTCACCTCCGATCTGTACCCGCCGGGTTAATACCCCGTTTGAATACGAAAATTTGCACACGAAGCCCCGGGCCGCTGCCCGCATACAGGACCCGCAGAGATTTTGACCGCCCTACCGGTCGCCAAGGTCGTGGTGGATCTTGGTGTGGCAGGATCGGCAAAGGCTCATTAAGTTATCCCTTGCATGAGTGCCGCCCTGAGAGATGGGAACGATGTGGTGTACCTCATCCACAGGAATCAGCCGTCCTTCCTTGAGACACATCTCGCAGAGAGGATGCGCCGCAGCATAGCGGTCACGGATTCGCTTCCAGGCTCTGCCGTATTTCTTGTTTACGTCCGCACTGCGTTCGTATTTGTTGTACTGCCTACGGGCAATGGCTTCATGCTCCTTGCAGTACTGACCGTCCGTGAGGTTAGGACAGCCGGGGTAGGAGCAGGGACGCTTTGGTTTTCTTGGCATCGCTTCACCTCCTTCGGGCATACAAAAAGCCCCCACAGGATCGCTCCCATGAAGGCTGTTTTTGTATTCTACTTCGCTATTGTAATGATATCACAGACGGGTGTGCCATACTGTCCCAAAAGGTCTCAAAGTGTGCCAACTTTTAATTCGGCACAGGAAAATTCTGAAGTGCCGACCCGTGAATCCGATGCACGGTGCTTTTTGACACGCACATCATGTGTTCGATCTCTTCCCAGGAGAAACCGTCAAGGTAACGGTAGCGGAGAAGGATCTGCTCCTCATGGCTGTCCAGCATATCGATCCGCATATTAATCTCGTCCCGCAGGCTGATTAGATACGCCACCTTTTCCGCCACATCCCTCTGGATGGCGTCGATTTTCTCAAGGCATCGTACAAAAGGGGCTTCTGTCGGTTTATTTGGATTGTAGTGCGGTTCGAAATTACTGCCTGAGACGCTGCTCGATAAATCCCTCCAGTAGTCAATCTCACGCAGGCGGCAGTTTATAAGGGCATCCAGGTGCCGCGCCTGGTTCAGATACTCTTTTGCGGTCATGCGTCCACCTCCTTCTGCAGGGAGCGGATCAGCATCTCGCCATTCACATCTGTGAGTGCCGAGTACCACTGCGAACGGAAGAACCGCTCAATTTCGGCTTTATCTGCCTGTGCCGTCCTATTACGGGAGTTGGCTTTCAGGCTTTTCAGCGCCATGCGGTAATCCTTCACAGCTTGCAGGATGATGGCGTTCGCAAGGTCCTCGTAAATCGTGATATTGCTCATATTCGCACCTCCGAAATTTTGATCCTCGGATTGGCACGGATTTTCTTAGATTGTCTCAGATTTTCAAGTCCGCTTTCACGGCGTCGATCAGCGCCGTCTGGGTATGCTCCTTTTTGGAGAGGGCTTTCATGATGCGTTCGTCAATGGTGCCCTTTGTGACGATGTGCTGTACCACCACAGTTTCAGAAGTCTGCCCCTGCCGCCAGAGTCGCGCTATGGTCTGCTGATAAAGCTCCAGGCTCCAGGTCAGTCCGAACCACACGATGGCCGAACCGCCGCTCTGGAGATTCAGCCCATGCCCGGCGGAAGCGGGATGGATCAGCGCCACCGGCAACTCGCCATTGTTCCATCTGCGGATACTGGCGGCGTCATCCAGCTTTGAGAACGGGATATGCAGCTTTTGCAGCCTTTCCGAAATACGGGTCAGGTCATGCTTGAACCAGTAAGCCACCAGAAGCGGTTTGCCGTTGGCGGCTTCGATGATGTCCTCCAAAGCGTCAAGCTTGCGGTCGTGGATGCGGATGGTTTCGCCGCCGTCGTCATAGATTGCGCCGTTCGCCATCTGGGAGAGTTTCCCGGAGAGGGAGGCGGCGTTGGCGGCAGTGATCTCTGCGTCGCCCAGCGACAGCACCAGCTCCTGTTTCAAGTCCGTGTATTTTTTCTGTTCATCCTCGGAAAGCCGAACCGTGTATTCACTGCTGACCAGCTTTGGCATATGCAGGTGGTCGGCGGACTTCATAGAGATGGTGATGTCCGAAATCTGTCGGTAGATGGCGTCCTCTGCATAGGGCAGGGGTTTGTAGGAGTAGATGACCTGGCCGTTTCGCTTGTCCGGCGTGAAGTAATCGGTGCGGTACTTGGTGATGAACCGTCCAAGCCGCTGCCCCATGTCCAGGATGCGAAACTCCGCCCACAGATCCATCAGACCGTTGGACGCAGGAGTGCCGGTCAGTCCGACGATGCGGCTCACCTTTGGTCTGACCTTTAACAGTGACTTGAACCGCTTTGTCTGGTGATTCTTGAACGAGGATAACTCATCGATCACCACCATATCGAAGTCAAAGGGAATGCCGCTCTCATCAATGAGCCGCTGGACGTTTTCCCGGTTGATGATGTAGATGTCAGCGCGTCTCATCAATGCCGACCGGCGCTGGGCTTCCGTCCCGACAGCCACGGAGCAGATGAGATCCTGAAGGTGATCCCACTTATCCGCTTCAGACGTCCATGTGTCCCGCGCCACTCTTAAGGGTGCGATGACCAGCACTTTATGGACCTCGAAGCTGTCAAACAGCAGGTCGGCTATGGCTGTCAGCGTGATGCTGGTTTTTCCCAGGCCGCAGTCTAAGAAGATAGCGGCTGCGGGGTGTGTCTCGATGTAATCCACCGCATATTTCTGATATTCATGAGGTTCGTATCTCATCCAGTATCCCTCCAATCTGCTCCATATCGTCCAGCACATACACCGGAAATCCCAGCCGCCGCAAAAGCCTGTGGCGGGAAAGCTGTAGCGGTCTCGGCTTTTCTCCCGGAGTCTTGACTTCAACAAAGCCTATCCGTCCATTCGGCAGCAGCACCATGCGGTCCGGCATACCGTCAAAACCGGGAGAGACGAGCTTGGGACAGATGCCGCCGGCTTGTTTGACCATCTGCGTCAGTTTCTTTTCAATTTCTTTTTCTCGCATCTGACATATTCCTCCCAGCATTCCTCAAAGGTCTCGAGACAGGCACCGCAAGCGCCGCTTCTGACCAGATGATTATGGATGATGTCATGCCATCCCTTGAATTTGCAGGTGCGATTCCTGGGGAATTGTTCGGAATCCCTCGCCATATCTCTTGCGAGATCTCCTGCGGGAGAGTCGCTCATTTTGTAGTTTCTTATCATGTAATTGTAGAAGTTCATGCCATTACCTCCGTGTTCTTAAAAACCTGAAAATCCTTACGCGCGTGCGT